GACCCTTGAACTTCTCAACGCTCCAGCGACCGTTGGAGTCAACGTCCAGGTCAAAGATACCTGAAGTTGCGGTGTTTGCAGCAGCACCAGGCTCAGCAACCTTATAGATGGTTCTGATGACTTCACGGTTGATTTCTGCAAGGATCTCAGTTGACAGAATGTTTGCCAACTCAGCTTCTGCGTTCAGACCGTGAATTGCCTTGAGGTCCTGAGCGAGTTCGAGTGAATACTCGGCCTTCAGTGCTCTTGACTTTGCAGTAACGGTGACTTTCTCAATAGAGAATGCCATCTCGTTGAATGCATTACCAGCACCGTCGCCAAGAGTCTCAGCGTCGCCAGTGTGCATACCCTGACCAACTGCATACGCATCTTGTGCGATTGAAGAGTTCAGGAGACCAGGATTGCTGCCAAGGTTTGCAGAACCAGTGGTACCGAAACCAACGCTAGCACCGTCAGATGCTTGAGCGGTGTAAAGACCTTGCTCCAGATTGTTGCCGCTGTCCTGACCAGAGAACTGTGACTGTGCCTCATCAAAGAGTGCCTCAGTACCAGACTGGTTGGTGTAGCGTGAACGCATTGCGAAGATCAGTCCAGTAGGACCGTTCATTGGTTGAACGCCTGCGAGGTCATAAGCGACCAGGTTAGGCATTGAACGACGGATCAGCGAGATCAGAACTGGGTCAAAACCTGCGTTAGGACCAGCAGCAAGACCTGCACCGCCACCGAAACCACCAGATACACCAGCAGCGTTAGCAGCGTTGGTGGGTGCTTCGGAGAGGAACGCACGCTCCTCGGTCATGAATTTTTCTTGGTTCTCCAGGAGAACTGCGGTTACCATTCTACGATGGGAGTCTTTGATGGCGGTAGCGCCTTCATAGTCCAACAATGGTGCCCACTTCTCCTGCAGATGCTCAGCATTGAACATTTGCATTTGATTTTACCTCTTTAAAAGTGTTTGGGGTTTAGGGTATAATGTAAAACTTATTTTTTGGAAACTCTCTGAAGTGCAGAGAGATAACCTTCCATGCTTCCAGAAACCTGTGGCATTGAAGACTCCTCTGAAATAAGTTCAGCAGAATCTCTTTGAGCACTGGAAACTCTTGAAGGGAAGTATGCTTCTCTTAAGGTTACCAGTTTCTCACGGTAGTCTTCTTCACTATCAAACTCAACACTTTCGGAAAGAGAAGCGAGTTTTTCTTTCTGAGTTACAGCAAGTCCCTCAGAAACTTCACCTAAAATTCCATCAGTAACAGACTCCGCAAGTCTCTTGTTTAGAGCAACATTTCTTTCGATTTGCTCGTTGAGTTTTTCTTCCATTTCATCAAGTTTATTTACCATGCTCTCAAGTACATCATATCTATCTTCAGGGATTGTTACATAATGCTCTTCAAAAAGACCCTTCATTCCTTGGAGGAATGATTCGGTCATCTCGGTCTTAAGACCTTCTTCAACTGCGAGTGCATTTTCTTGGATCCACTCGTCAGCAACATACTCAAGATATGAGTCAACTCTTTCGGTGATCTCACTCTTGAATTCTTCTACTTGTTCTACGATTGCATTTTCGTAGGACTGTTGCAGTTCTTCTCTGATTGCTGCAACTTTAGCATTGATTGCAGTTTCAAAGATAACTTTTGCCTTTTCCTGGAACTCTTCGGAGAGTTCTTCACCTTGAAGAAGTGCTTCAACATCTTCTTCAATGTTCAGTTCAACGACTTCTTCTTCGGTCTCTTCAGCAACAACCTCTTCTTCTGATTCGGAAATTGCTTCTTCAACTTTGCTACGGAGAGCGTCCTCTTCGGTCACTTCTTCTTCGGCAACTAATTCTTGGTCTTCTACCTCAACTTCCTCAGCCTTAACCGCCTTAGAATTGACGACATCTCTTACTTGCTTCAGTGAAGCACCAGGAGTCTTCAGTTTTGCTGAATCGTCGTCTGCTTTGTAATTCTCTGGGGTAGGACCGCCAAGATCTTCCCAAGATCCAGTTTGACCTGGTGCCATTACACCAGATGCATTACCCGAAGGCATTGGATCGCCAGGTTTTGCGTTAGCGTTAACGGCTGTCTTGGATTGAGCAGTGCCTACTTCCATTTCTTGTAAATCTTTTCCACTGGACATTTGAACTCTCCGATTTTAACCTTTGTGTAGTTTTTAAAACTATATTTATTTATAAATTACAAATTTGATAGAAAATCATTAAACAGTTGAAGTTTGTGCTCTTCAAGAGCACGTTGATCAACTAATGTATTTATCCTGTTTCTGGTATGGGATGCAAATCTTTCACGAAGGATTCCACCTTCCCAAACCCATTCCTTTCCTTCCATAATTCCATCAACAAATGCATCTGGTGCAGAAGGATCAGCAACGATATC